AAGTTTCTTTTCTACTGGGGTATATTCTTGCCATTGCTGAATTTCGGATTCTAGCCTACCACAACCTTTACAACGTTCGTCTCCGAACTGTCTGGTGGTACACCAACCAATACAAGGGCTGTCAGAAAGACTCTGACATTCGCCGTTTAGGGTCGCTACTTTACACATAAAACCTCCACTTTTCAGTTTTTCGTGCCTATAGCTTTGATAATATTACACTTTTTCTAGTGTTTGTCTAATTTATTTAGCTCTTCTTTTAAGCGGTTTTCATACCACTCAGCTTTTTCTAAATCCTGCACACCATTTTTATAACGAAATCTCCAACGGTACTTCAATGAATTACCACGTAAGTAGCCTATAAATTCTTCTTGGCTAAGCATGGCTCGTATAGCATCTATACATTCTATAAGGCCTTGATTGTAATGCAGGGGGTTATTAACTGGGTCTCCTTTCATATTAACTCCTATAATATTGGGCTATTTTTCAAGCACACCATTTCTATTCTACTAATGAATTCTTTTTTTGTAATAGATTCTTCTACTAGTCTTTCTTTTGTAATTTCTTTTTCGGTAATATCATCTGTGATGTACACCCCGGCAGGGGATCCTAGTACTATGTATGTAAGATGTTTATGAGATTGAGCTCTACTTAACCAGGTGCGCTGGAGCTCTGTAAGTGCAATCTTTATATTAGTGGTAGATTTCTTTGGTAGTTTAGATTCATATTTATATTCTATAAACAAATACCCAGAAGGGCCCGAATAAAATGTATCTGGGACTCCTCCTTGATATTTATCGGAGATCTTCCACACAAACACATCGCGAGACATGCTTGTGTGTATAGACCTAATGAACGAATGTTCATTCATAAGCTATGCTTATAGACTTTCGTAAAGCTTTTTAGCCTCTATGTAATCTTCTTCAGTCGTCCAACCTTCAAACTCGACACCTAAGTTCATGAACTTTTGTCCAGCTTTATTGGCTGTTTGTACTGATTTCATTTTCCATAGAGAAGCAAAACGATCGCCACCTTTAGTTTGGATTTGTGAATTCCAAGAGCGTGATACACGCAACTTAGAAGACGCAAAGTCCATAATAAAAGGTATACCTAAATTACCAGTTTTAGCGTCTTTCTGCATTAATAAATGAGACTGAGTCTGTATTATGTCATGCTGTTCGACATCTAAATCTTGGGATGTTAGATAGTCAGTAGCTTCTGCTAGGCTTTTAAAATTACCTACCAAGCCGCCACCAATTTCACGCTTTTTCCAAACAACGAATTCTTCAGTGAATTTGACATTCAAGACATACATCTCGGTGCTATAATTCTCTTTAGTTACGCTATTTATAAAGTCACCAGTTTTAGCTCCTTCAATATGTTCGCTGTGGTTAGGATCAACCTCATTCGACAATTGTTGAAGTAGCTTAACTCTAGGTGTTTGAAGGTGGTCTTTACCCACTTCTTCATTACCTAGTCCGGTTCCTTTTACTACGTGAGCGGGAACGTCCTTAGATACAAGGTCTATTGTTGTAGTTTCAACCATAGTTCTTCTTCCTTATTTCATAGTTAATGTTATCGTGATCTGTAATTAATACGAATCACGTCCGTTGGTTTCACTCCTGGGAGCTCCATGTCCAAGGAGAGAAATTCTCGGTAAGCAGAGGCTGACATGCGTTTGTGTAGTAACTCAAACTGCTCCGTAGAGAGAATGTGTTTGTACACTGCGTCCCAGTCTTCCACTGTAGGAACAGTCTCTGTTTTAATAGAAACTGAACACCGATCATTGCCCGTCCGATCAATTCCCTGATCTTCCATTTTAGCAATTAGTTGAGCCTCAAGATCGTTCTTGCGTTGTTTTAGCTCTTTTAAACCTTGTTCGGTTGTAGCTATAACTTCGCGCATATCTGTTAGCTTGTTCATTATGTCATCTAAATTTTCTTCCATATTAATGCCTCGTTATTTCTTTAGTTGAATTAAAAAGTATATCGATACCTTCAGCTAGTTGCACTGCCTGCATAGAAGCTTCAGTTAGTATGATATTCATTTGTTCATCATCGGAGGGTGGGTCAAGCGCAGATATATTTTCAGCTATTGCAAATACAAGTGCAGTAGCAAGAGCGCTAGTAGGTAATTCAGATAAAGTGTCTACCGCTATTCTAGTCTCAATGTCTAGTATTATCTTCTTGTTCATTGTGATAATTGACATAGTACCTGTAATAAGTTTTCCATTCTACCCATTTTAGTGTTTAGTTTTTCATATACAGCTTCTTCCCAGGTATCTCTAGCTGCAATTAATATAGTCTCTGTTTTATTAGTTTGTCCTGCCCTATGAATTCTTCTATTAAATTGCTGGAAATGTTCTGCATTATAAGTAGGAGAAGACCATATAGTACAAGTCCCTTTAGTTAAAGTTAGTCCATGTCCTGCACTTTGTGGGTGGGCAAATAATACTTGGAGATGGCCGTTTTGGAATCTATCTACTATAGATTTACGCTCTTTTACATTTACATCTCCATCAATGACAGCGTAAGATATTTTACGTTTTTCTGCTAATTCAATTAAGTTATCTCTTTCATGTTTCCAATTAAATGCTACTAGAGAATGTTTACGTTGTTCAATTAAGTCCATTATTAATTCATAACGTTCTTCGTGTACAAATTGTACGTTACCTTCTTGATCATAGATTGCGCCGGTTATGAGTTGTAATAGTTTTTTAACTCTAGCTCCTGCATTTACAGCATTGATGGTCCCTTGTTGTGTGTACAACACTGACTCTTCAGACAGTGTGTTGTATGCCTTTCTAGTTTTATTAGATAGATTAGTGTACATAGTATGAATAGAAGTTTCAGGGAGATCTATGCAGTCATTTAAAGCATAACGTATGACAACATCTTTTAATACATTAGCCACTGCTTCTTCTGCATCGGGTTTATCTATCCATTCGTTAGCAAACCCATTAAATCTAGAAGTGCAAACTTGGTTGCGAAAAGAAAAGAAACGCTTACCTAAGCGCTGTCCATCATCAATTATATATGTTGGGTGCCATATATCTAATATAGTATTACTATTAGGTGTGCCTGACATTGCAATTCTATATTCAAATTTATGAATAATTTTAGCTAAGTTCTTAGATCTTTGAGATGTTCTGTTTTTATAAGCTGTAAATTCATCTATACAGATTGTGTCAAAGCTATCTAGTAAATGTTGGTTCTTTACTAAAAAATTAACAGCTTCAAAATTAGTTATAATAACCTCGTTATCTAAGTCACTAAATACTTTTTCACGATTCCTTGCATAAGCTAACCCATATTTTATATTGGGTTGAAATTTCTTTATATCATCTACCCAAGCAGCTTCTAATATAGATAAGGGAGCAAGAACAAGCATTTTCCCGCCCCGTTGTACAAATGCATCTAATACAGATCTAGTTTTACCAGTACCTGGATCAGATGTAATTAAACATCTTGGATTATTAAGTATGAAATTGGTTGTGACAACCTGATGGTCATAAGCTTTTAATTCGTCGTTCATAGTAATATCGTTCATAGTAATATCGATCCTCGATATACAAGGTTATTATAGCATGTTTGTGGCTTTTAAGGGTTTACTTTCTTCCATGTAGGCTTACCTTTCTCAATCTTAAGCACTTCATGAGTCATGGTTTTACGCATGATAAGAAGCACTATAGATACAGAAAGTCCACCAATCATAGCAGCAGCCATACCACTAAAAGTACCAGCAAACATAATCATGAGGGCAATAGTTATACCAATGTCAAAGAATATATCTAGACCAATAACTTTTCTGCCCGCTACTTTAAACGCTAGCAATAAGAGACCTAACGCGCTGATTATACCTATTGTAATCATTGTTTCTTTCCCTCCAAATTAAATAAGCCATGTAGCCAAATTGAATGGCCTCTATAAGAATCCACAATAAAGTGGTAGCAGTAGCAACAAAACTATGCATTTCGTAACCTCCATAAAATTATTGAAAATAATACAAGTATCAGTGTAAGACCAACCGCTTGTATGGTGTAAAGAAAAGCTAAAGCTGTAATACTTAAACCAGCAGCTCCAGCGCCTGCTAGACATAAAATTCTAAGTGATTTATGTGCTAGACTTTTTGCTTTTATTAGCGACATATATTTTTACTCCTATATATACATATAAAAAAACATCGTAGGGTAAAACCTATGATTGTTGGAGTAATTGTGGGTTTATTTAACGCCCCACTCACAAATAGGATGTTCTCCTTCTTTGTAAGGGCACCATCTGCAATTATCTTTAGCAGGATTTGGTGGGAATTCTGTAGCTGTTGTCATTTCAAGTGCACGCTGGTGTAGCCCAGGTGCGAATATCATAGCTTCATCTCTAGTATAAGCTTGTGTTGTAGTTTCTGATTGGTCTAAATACCATAACTCTGTTTGAACATGTTCCAATAAAGGGTACCGAAAAAATGTACCAATAGCATAGGTCAATGCTTGTTGGCCATGAGCTATTTCATTCCCAAATTTTTTCCCTGTTTTATGGTCTATTACACGAGCTGAAGTTTCTGACTCATGTACAATTACATCTAACTTAACACGAGCCCATGTGTCAGGATCCATCCAACCTGTAATGTCCCAATCTAAAGTGAATCCCCATTCTCCTTCTACTTCTACCTTTCCTTCACAATACAACTCTCTGAGCTCTTCGAATTGTGGAGCAAATTTTTTTAATTCATCGGGTAATTCACCTATTTTAGTTTGCACATAATCTTCAGCAAGTTGATGAATACGTGAACCTCGTTCGGCAGCAGGGCCTGCTTCCTCATATACTTTTTTAACTTTAGCTATATAAGTTCTATATGGGCAAGTCTCATATACTTTAAGTCCTGAATAAGACCAAGCGGGTACAAGTCCCAGCTCATCTGGTTTTGTAAACGCTTCAATTAAATCTGGTCTTTTATCAGATGTAAGTTTAGGCGGTATTGAGGAGGGATTGGTCATTCGAATCGAAATAATCCTTAATTAAGTTATCTTTAATATCTTCCGTTATTATCCATGTTATTACAACTCCCCTGGGGGCTGAAGCTGCTCTGTCGGTACCGATTCTCTTCCGACTGGGTTTTATATTAAGGCGTGACATCGCTTTTGTAAAGTCTCTTACAGACATTTTATTTTTGCTGTCTGTAAGTATGTCATACACAAGTTTAAGATGGGCTATAGGTATAACTAGTTCTTCGTTAGCAGTAGCTATCCAATTCTTTACATATCTTTGTGATGTACTTATTCCACCAGCATCGAATGCGTTTGTAAGTGGTATATCTAATATGTCAGTAAAGAAAGGTAAATCTCCAGTTTTTATTGCAGTAGCAAATTCTTCTAATACAGACATGCTGACTTGCCTCATCTCTTGTTTAGCAGTATTTTCTAATACTGTATGAGCCATGCGTTCATCTACTTTGAATGTTTCTAATACCCCTGCTAGTTTGTACAACTCCAGGTGCAGCTCCTGGATGTTTGTAAGTAACTCTGGATATACTTCTTCTAACTTACGTTCTTGTCGGGGGGCTACGTTGTAACGTCTGTCACCCTCTTCTATTTTTACTGCATCGGCTCGGTTAGTTAAGAATAAGAAGTTGCAAAAACTCGGAAGCTCTACCTGATTTGTACGCATCGCACGAATTGTAAGATTCGGTTCGGTTATTTGGTGTTTTAATTTATCAGCCATTTTACCTATATTGCCTGAATCGCCCATTCGGAACTCATCTACTGCTAGGAATAATGCTGTTCTCATATATAAGTTGAAGTGTTCTTCTATATTTTCTAAAGCTCGCATAGGTACTTGGGCTTCTCCAAATAAAGGTTTTAATACTTTATGTATGAACAAACCTTTACCAGTGCCGGGGACGCCTGTAAGTATCCACGCTGTCATAGCTTTATTTTTATTTTGATATATGTAAGCAAGCCAATTAATAAAGTGTTCAAACTCGGCCGGGGCGCCTCCAAGTATGTGTGATATTAATTTATAAACATTCGGCGTTGAGTCTACTAATTTAATTGCTGTACCGTATTCTAGATCCTCATCAGGTTTTTGTAAGTTAAGCATATACTCACTCTGACGGTACATGTTCACGTAATAAGGGACTTCTGTAAGGTTGATGCCCGTGGAATCTGAGGGATCAAAAACAACACGGGCATCGGGAACAAATTCTGGGGTAGGACGATTATGAGTTTTCATAAATCCTTCTAGACTAGTTTTATTAGTTGGGGTTAGTGGGAACTTATCATCGAACTGTTGTAATTTAGTATTAAATAATCCGTTATAGTATGTGTCGGTAAAGAAATCTCTTAATACTACGGGCTTTAGATTCTTTTCTTTGCTTATATCATTTTCAAATTCTTCGAATATCCACCTATAGAATTCGGGGTCGGCTTTTTCTATCTCCCATATAGGTTCTCCCTTGAAGTTGTACATATAATGGGGGTTAGTTAATAAGAAATAATATCCACCGCTGTCTCCTCCATTAACATTACAGTTTACATACGGCTCAGAGATCCGTGACACTTGTATTGTAACTTTATCTGGATTGTCTAATAGTTCTACAAACTCATCTCCAATACTTAGATTCTGTGTTTTAGCATTTCTTTTCGGCAGTCCTGCTTCTTTACGTAAGTTATTTTTTATTTGAATACCAAGATTAGTTATACGCTCTCGGTTAACATTTTTGAGCAATGGGAATATGTCAACGGTCGATGATCCACGGTTAATCTTTACAAATCGTGAACCAGATACTGGGTCTTGTACACCAGTAAATTTAGGTGGGGCAATATAAATAAGTTTAGAGTTGTCAGATACTGATATATCTATTGGATAAGAAAGAGATTGTCCATTTGAGGATAAAGATAATTGTTCGGCTATTATAGGAATTTCATAGTTTAAAGATCGGAACCATTCTTTTAAAGCTCTTGGATATACAGGTCTATCAAGCATAAAGAATAAGTGCATTGATATATTGTTCCCTTTATTTCCTAGGCTGGCGCTGGCTTGTGCTATGTAACTTACATCATCGAATTCTGATGGTAAAAGATGTACAAACTGTTTTGCTATAGTTTTTATATCATCCTGTTCAATTACATTCGTAATACTGCTATTGGGTAAATGTAATCCGTCTAAATCAAATACTATGTAATCGGTCGGGGCGTTGCGATCTGCTATACCTGCTCTGGGGGAGTTTTTTAATTTTTTCTTTAGCACTCCTTTGTGCAAACAATGGCCCAGCTGCGCGTGTGTTGTAAGTGCATCGTAAAATTCATCACAGTCTTCCACCATCTCAGTGTGTGATGTAAAGTTTTTTACTAATGGATAGGGCGTTACACCCTGAGTTGAAATTTCTTTTACTAATTTTTGTTTAGAGCTTAAGAATATAAGTTCCATGCTATTTCCCTCCTAGAGATTTTACAATATCATAATTTATCCTGATATATTTCTTCTCTGTCAATTTTAATTTCTTTGTCTGCTTCGAAAGCTAGTTTAACTTGTCTGTTTCCTAACCCAGTTACTGTGCACATAGCTACAACATGTCCGTCTATGTGTAGAACAATCTTCTCCCCCTTCCTCCTTGTCAGTATTAGATTTTTCACAGTTCATATGGTTATTTAGAATAGGAAATATCATACCCTCCTTCAGCATCTAATGGAAGGTCTTTACACCAGTCAGGCGGAGTTTTCATTACTTCAAGAATTCGATTCATATGTGTTTCACAATTTGTACTGGGCCCTTTAAGTATTAATTCGTCATGCACAGTTAATACAACGTCCAGCTCGGGCTCTTGTTGTAGTATCAACATTTGGTCAGTTAACACAATTCTTGCAAGCGCTTGGACAATGTTCTCTGTTAATTTTGGACCATACAGACGTTCTGAACGTTTATATGACATATACATAAACTGTCCGTCCTTGGGACTGTATGTAAGTGTAGGGTATTTAAGAGCCATACCATTAGGTAATCCTAGTTGGTGAAGACCCACGGTCAATGGTCCATAAGTAGTGCCAGATTGCGCTTGATTTAACATTGCATATAGCAGTTGTTTACATTGATTCCATAAAGCTGGGATATTTGGATAAAAAGTACGGTATTGATTTACAATAGTTTTAGCTGCTACATCACTTACGTCAACAGATGGTGATCCAGTTGAAAGTGTATACTTAAATTTGTCAGCTCCCATACCATAACCCAGACCTAAAACTGCTGTTTTACCTACATAGCGTTCAAGTTTGTCTTCTTTTGTAATAGGTCTGTTATATATTTGGGAAGCAAATTCACTGTATACATCTTTGCCAGCTGCAAAGCTTTGAAGTAAGTAAGGTTCATTTGCTAACCATGCAAGCATTCTAGCTTCTATGTTTGCTAAATCACATACATACAATAGCTCTTCTGAAGGGGCTTGTATTGCACGCCTTAAAGCACTGTTTCTAGGTAAGTTTTGTAAATTAAGTTTCTCTGTACCACCAAATCTACCTGTATGAGCAGCATAATATTTAAGGGGGGCAGAAAAACTTCCGTCTTTATTAATAGCTTGTAGAAATCTATCGGCTCTTGTTTCTTCGATTCGTGATTTTACAGCAGTTCTTCCATCCCAGATGTGTTTGTGTTCTGGGTACATAGTACACATTTGTATATAGGCTGAGTCAGTTTTACCTAATGCTGGAATCATCTTACCTGTGCGTGGAGACTTTTTAGTTGGTACTACAATCTTCAGATCCTCTTCAATGTATTGTGCAAACTTTGGATTCGAACTAAGTATATCTCTATCTATACCAGAATTACGCACAGCAGCTTCGCCTGCTAATTTGTGCTTGTCACGATGAGCAATACATACTTCAGGATCTAACATTAGTTTTGGTTCAACATACATACGAGTTGTCAGGTCTATGAGATCAAGTTCGCTTTGTGGATAATTTGTACACATTTTTTCCCAGGCCGCATATGTAAGTTCACAGTCTTGAATACAATAACCACCTATTTCAGCATCAAGTTGTGGGTCAAGATCACGTACACCTTTTGCATTAACAAGTTCAAGTCCTTTACGCATACTTACATCATTGGGCCAGAGGCGTTCTGCGAGTGCAGATAAGCTAGCACTTTGTGAAGGGTACAAACCACGACTCATCGCTGCTGTATCGTAGTAATAACCTACATTACTGATTCCGTATACCTGGGAAAGTATGTATGCATCAAAAGGCGTGTTTTGACACACAAGAGCTACGTCTTCCCAGTTGTACGTAGCAAATTCAGATTCTATTTCATCTGGTTGTAACCATATAGTTTCTTGATCTTCGACTTTAATGCCTACCCCCCATACTTTAAAATCAGGATGATTAACGTATTGAGGTGTTGTCATCTTTGTCAAGGAAAAATGAACATCGTAATATGTTTCAAAATCGAGTGTTATTGTTATCATATAAATTTACCTATTGGTGTTAGTGTTCGTATTAGTTGTGTTGCACACGACAGGAATTCGCGTCGGTGAATAAAAATTGATGTAAAAATAGTATTGCACAAGTACTCCTTTGCTCCGGGGGTGAATGTTATTTAGGCTTGAACATCATATCTATTAATGTTCGTCTTCTATGAGGGCTTTTTATTTCTTTTAAAAGTTTACCAGTTCCTGTTTCAAAAACTTTTATGCTTTCATCATTGAACTTTACAATTCTAGTTCCTCTCCAGCAATCGCTTTCTGAGAATTTAACATAAGTTCTCCATTTTTCTAATTGAAGCAAGGCCTTTTGTTTTTCTACTTCGCTAGTAAATTCTGTCATTGGTTTTTACCTGTTTTAAGTTCTTTTTCAAAATCTACATAAGCATCTATAAAAATAAGCATTTCTAAAAACTTTTTAGTAGATATTGTTGCATCTACTCTAAGCCATTTTTGTAAAGTTCTATAATCGATAGGAATTGCTTCAGCTATTCTTTTACAAGCTGCTGCTTCTTTATAACCAGCAGCCATAAGTTCATCTCTGATTTGCCTAATCTTTTCTCTTCCTTCACTTAATCGTTTTACTTCAGAAGATATTTCTTGTGCCAAGTCTTGTATGGTTTTTTTATCCATCACTTTGTTCCTCCTGTTTTTTTACTTCGTTAGTAAATTCTGTCATATTGCATCTCCTGTAAGTAAGCTTTTACTAAAGATTCCCAAGAAAAATTTAATCGTGATTCAAGTATTTCATGGTTTTTATCATAGTTCTCACACTTCTCTACAACTTTATCTATTAGTAATCTATATGTATCTACTCGTGGTTCTTTTATTTTTGCATCTAATAATGTTTCTTTCCAAGTAGTTAATATTTTGTGATAAGCTTCATCAATTATGTGTCCACATAATTCTATATCTTCATGATAAGCTGATTTAATTTTACCCATTATACTTGAATCCTTGTTACTTCACCAAAGGGCACTTCTACATCGTCTGTTGTTGCTACCCATAGCACAGGATATGGTGGCTGTTCGCCCCAATCACATGGATATAAGTCAGTTAAATAGACACAGCACTTTGGATTTAGATTTTTTTCTTCTACATATTTCCATACAGGAGCAAAATCTGTTCCACCTCTACCTTTAAACTCTACTTTTAGAGGTAAATTTTGTCTTGTATATGTGTCATGCTGATTTATTTCAGTATCACACTGTAAGAAATGTATATTTTCAGGATCCATTAAGCCTAGTATTGCACTAGTTTCTGAGGCAAATATTTGTAATTCTTCATCAGAGATTGAACCTGATGTATCTACTGCAACTACAATAGATTCTAATCTTTCACTGTAAAGACTAGGTAGATACATATCTTTAGCGATAAATCTTCTATTAGGCTTTAACCAACTGTAATCGTTCTTAGCTGTATTGCTTATAAACTTCATTAAGACTGTTTTCCAGTTAACTTTAGGTTTAACTATTTCATCAATAATTTTTGTCAGTCCACCTGGTGTCTTACCAGCCATTTTCGCTGCTTGATATGCTTGGTTGATATCGATGGTCCATTTTTGTTCTGCAACTGTTCCATCTCCTTGGCCATCTTCTACTCCACCACAACCACCGAAGTCTGTAGGTAAGTCGTCCCAAGGTATTGAGTTACCATCTTCATCTTCCATTTCTGGTAATAAGTTATATACATGCTCAGTTGTCATGTCTTTATATTGCTCATCAAGTAATGCACCTTCTGGTAAAGACATGTGACAGTCATGTACAAGATTCCAGTTAATAACGTAGTCCGCAGCTACATTCCACTTTTGGTGGTGTCTGTGCTCTCTACGTAGCATATGCATGTAAACTATGTGCATAATTTCATGGGCGATGAACCCTTCTTGCTGGGGTTCAGGTAATTTCTCAAACCACTTAGGGTTATATTTGAGATACTTACCGTCTGTAGCTCCAGTCGGCATTGTAGTATCTTCTTGAACTATTAACTTTAATGCTAATGCACCAAAGAATGGTTGGTCTAGTAATAATCTTGTTCTAGCTCTAGTAAATGAATCAGCCATTATTTCTCCTTAACTTTATCTAATAATATACATATTTGTGGATAAACTTTTTCATCGTAGTCAGGTTCATCTGCAAGACGTCTAGCCAGTTCTATGAGTATTAATTCATATTCATTCGGCATTATTTATCTCCGTCATAATTATCATCTTCAGCATCACCCCAAATAGTATTGGCGTTAGCTTGAGATTCCATTGCATCTTCATAAGCACCTTGGTCATCTTGTTCTTCTTTAATTTGATCTTCATTTATTAGAATTCCACCGTCTGAATCAAATAACTCTGCTTTATTTAAATCTTTGTTAAAGATTAAATTATCAAAGTTATCAATTAAATCTTCTTTAGATTTAGCTTCTAAAATAACGTAATAACTATTAGTTTCTTGTACTTGTACTTTAAATTTAGCCATTATTTCTCCTGAGTTTGCTCTGTTGCAATTATCAAACTTTTTGTTGTTAAGAGCCATTCGTGCAATTTTTTATGATGTTTATTATTTAGGTTATGGTCTTTGTTTTTATGAAAATTATGTATAGACTTCTCATTGATGCCTGTATATTTAGATATTGATAAAATTGTAAACCCATACGCTTTTAAATCATTTATCCAATAACGCATTTTTATAGATTCAATTTCTTTCATTTTTCTTCGCACGTCTTTCACGTGCCTTTTTATTATTGTGATCTCTAACTTGTTGATTTTCTTCTGAAAAACTCTCAAATAGTTCTGTATGCACAAGCTTTTTATCTTCCACAGATAACTTTGTCAGCACAACTACGTCCCGCTTTTTAACCATCCATTGTGCGTGATACATTTTTTCTCCCACACTATTGTGGTATTTCCAATCAATAGTTCCATGATCAGTAGAGTCAAATTGAAAAACTAAGTCAGTTCTCATTTTTTAGGTAGCGCATCATACAAAACATCGCATTGCTCGCAGTAGTAATTATCTAAATCATTTAATTGTTTACCTGGAACAAGAACTGAAAATACATTTTTCTTT